ATAGTGCCACTTAAAGATGATGTTGGATAATTAGTGGCATCAGAGAGATCAAATGCTGGTGTCGCATCAGAACCACCAAGGTCTAATGAGACCCCACCGAATGAAACACTATCATTAACTAACTTAGCATTTGCAATAGAACCATCGAGTTGTGCATTAGTAATAGTGCCACTTAAAGATGATGTTGGGTAGTTAGTAGCATCACTTAAATCAAATGCTGGAGTAGCATCAGAAGAACCTAAGTCAACAGATACTCCACCAAAGGAAACACTATCATTAACTAACTTAGCATTTGCAATAGAACCTGCCAACTGTGAATTAGTAATAGTGCCACTTAAAGATGATGTTGGGTAGTTAGTAGCATCACTTAAATCAAATGCTGGTGTTGCGTCTGAAGTACCAAGGTCTAATGATACACCACCAAAGGAAACACTATCGTTTGCTAACTTAGCATTTGCAATAGAACCTGCTAACTGAGCATTCGTAATAGTTCCCGTAAGACTACTAGTTGGATAATTAGTGGCATCAGAAAGGTCAAATGCTGGTGTTGCATCAGAAGCACCTAAGTTAAGTGTTACACCACCAAAGGAAACACTATCATTAACTAACTTAGCATTTGCAATAGAACCTGCAAGTTGAGCATTCGTAATGGTTCCACTAAGACTACTAGTTGGATAATTAGTGGCATCAGAAAGATCAAATGCTGGTGTTGCATCAGAAGAACCTAAGTCAACAGATACTCCACCGAATGAAACACTATCGTTTGCTAACTTAGCATTTGCAATAGAACCTGCTAACTGTGAATTCGTAATGGTTCCAGTTAAATTGGTGGTTGCTAAATCACCACTGAATGAGATGGCAGTTACAATACCTGAAGAAACATTGATTCCACCACTGGTAACACTTATTCCATCTCTTGCTGTAATAAGACCAATAGAATCAACATTAGTTACATCATCATAAGTTAATGTTCCAGCGATAGAAACATTACCACTAAAGTTAGCACTAGATCCACTGAATGATGTTGCAGTAATAATTCCACTTGTATTAATTGAGGCGGAAGTTCCAATTCCAACATTAATTATTTCTGTGGGGTTAATTGTATTGACAAAGGTTATATTCCCCGCAGCATCATGCTTTAGAGTAGTTGTTCCAAGTTCTACTTCTTCAATACCTGTGATCTTTTTGGTATTAGGATCTAATACAATTGAAGATGTACCTATACTTAAAATTCCAGTAACTCTTCCGTTACCAACAACAACTAAATCTTCACTATAAGTAACGCCAGAACCAACAGGGTCTATGTGAAGTTTAGTAGAAGTAACAACACCAACACTCATTCCTCTGGAAGAAGTATTTCCAAGACCAAGAGTTTCATCTAGTGTTTGAGAACCTGCTCCTCCAGAAGCATTAGCACCTACCCATTTACCTGAAGCAGAATCATATTTTAAAAACTTATTATTAACCTTTGCACTATCTCTATCAACATCATCAAGGAACTCAAGACGAACCTCTCCACCACCACCTAATGATGAGAGTTGTTGTTGAATACGATTTACAAATAATCTATAGTGGCTCTGGAGTTGATCCAAAGTTACAAATTTCTGATCTAATGGTGTTAATGGATCACTATTATCTGAAGAACTAGGTTCAGTGATAATATTTTCACTTAAAAGTTCTTGCTCATTAAATTTTTCAAATACTTCCTCAATGTATTTTACTTTACTAGCAAGTCTTGAGTTATTCTTTTGTATTTCCTCAATATTTAACTTATCAATAGCAGATTTAACATCTTCATGAATAGTTTCAATACTTTTATTTTGACCCTCAATATGAGATTCATTTCTCAAAATCTCAACTTTTAAATCTACAATTTTTTTATCTAGTTCATCTCTAGTAGTTTCACTCTTTTCAATATCCTCAAGCATCAGATCATGAATCTGATTAACTTCACTAACTTTAGAATTTAAAGTATCAAAAATTTCAGTATTATCTTCCTTTACAAGTTCAATTTTAGATGCAACATCATTTACAGTGTTATCTAAAAATTCTGCAAACTCTTTAATTTTTGATTCTGTTTTTATTTCAGAATCAATAATTAAATTTTTATATTTTGGTATATCATTCTTCTTTATTCTACCAAGTTCTTCATTGAGAGAATTAAAATCTTCAACATATTTTTCATCAACAACATCTTTTATATTATCTAAAGTTTCTTTCAGTTCTTCTTCTAATATTTCACATCTATTAGTAAGTCTAAGTTCAGAATCAGAAACTAATTTTTCATATTTTGGAAGTTCTTCATCTACAAAAGTATTAACTGTTTCAGATAAATCGGAAACATCCAACCTAATTTGAATCAGATTTTTTTGATTTATACCTTTAACTTTTTCCTGAACATCACGAATACATTCCTCAAGAAACAAAAGTTGAGATACTAATGCCTTTTCCAAATCTTCTTTCGTAAGAAGATTCTTAATATCTCCATCTATCTCATCAATCTTTTCAGAGAGATGATTTACCTTTTCTATATTAGATTGATAGTTCCCTAATGTTTCAGAAAAATCAGTTAGGACATCAACCTTACTTAAATTTCTTTTAAATGCATCATAGGCTTCAGAAAAGGTATTCAATTCAGGATTTTCAATACTCCCCTGAATTGCATTTTCAACAGATGCCTTTTCTCTATCAAAGTATTCTGATGGTTTTCTGATTGCCACTATTATTACAAATCCTTATGTATAGATATTTATTATATTACCAGAAAGACAAAATGTCAAATAATTAATACCGATATTCTTGAATTTTATCTAGTACTTTATTGAGATATTTATGTGCTAAATCTTTTTCTCCTTGCCATACATTTTTTGACTCCCCATCAACTTCATGCTTGAGTTTAAGAACGTGGCATATCAGTTCATCCTTGTTCAATTGATTCTTCGGCATATCATAAAAAAAGACTCTACTCAGTATATAGAGTAAAGTCTTTTTTGTCTATTATTGAATTGGGTTTTGTGCTGGTATCAACATACCACCATCAAAATGATCGTCATCATCAATGTCTTCTGTAGATACAGAATGAATTATAAAAGCACCCAACATGAAGGTTGCTAATAGCATCATCTTACCATACTCCTGGAATTAGTTGACCTGTGACTGCATATGATCCCATTGCGGCAATGACTCCAATCATTGCTGCCCAACCATTAATACGTTCTGCTCTTTCGTTCATTGTTTTAGTTCCTGTGTTTTGTTGTAAATAATGACTCTGCCATTTTCATGAGTGAATACTAATTCATCATCATGTGCCCAGCAGAGTTCTTCGTAAAGGGCATTTAGTCTCTCCATATCATCATAGAGTTGATTTGGATTAGGCATTTGTTTTACCAACTGGTTCGTATGGATGTTGAGGTTTATGCTCTCTATCCATAGGTTTAGAAGGATCAAAGGGATCTCTTGAGAGATTTTTGATAACAATGAATGCCTCTTTGTTATACTTACGAGTCCCAATAGGTGATTGCCATTTCTTGTTATACACTTCACCTACATCAATACCAGAAACTTGAGTTCCTGCCATTTCAACTACAATGTTATCACCTTCTTCCCACCCATATTTTTGGGCAAGAGAAGAAACTTGTTCATAAACAGATGGAGTATCCATTACTCGATCTTCTGGTTCAAGACTTCCGTGCATCAGTAAAGATTTTCTTCTTGTTCAGTTTCAATTATAACATCAGAGGTTGGATATGCAACACAAGTGAGTACATATCCTTCTTCCATTTGATCATCATCCAAGAATGATTGATCACTTTGGTCTACTGTACCAGATACAACTTTACCTGCACAAGATGAACAAGCACCTGCACGACAGGAGTAGTTCATATCAACACCACCATCCTCGGCAGCATCAAGAAGATATTGATCATCCGCACATTTAACTGTGGTTTCATCTCCATCAGGAGTGCGGAAGGTAACGTTAAAATCCATTAGTAAGTTTCGGAAAGGTTTTCTACAGAGTATGCCAACAACACAAGGAAGGCAATACTAGTTATTGTAAACAAAATTTGATACATTGTCAAGTGCTCAAAAACCGAAAAGTCCGAAAAAGAACACACTACCAGTCGTAGCATAAGAAACCAGTGCAAAAGCAAATCCAATCATTGCTGTGCGACCATTGAGTTTCTCTGCACGTTCTGCATATGTCTCAAGACCATATGCCTCAGTATAAGATGGATCAACGTACATGCGAGGTTCAGTAGCCCACATATTTGTGCGTCCACCGTCTTCTGTTGTTACAGTCATTTGAGTTTTGTGAAGAAACATTACGTTATTATATAGGAAAAATAAAGAGGGGTCAAGCCCCTCTCTGTGTTATTCACCACTTTTTTGTATAATGTATGCTCTACCTTGCTCATCGAATCCGTCAATATCAATATAAACTGGTTTACCCGAAAAATTATCTACCGGTGCAACTAACAAATAAGGACCAGGAACTCTATCAGTTCTTACATCATAAGTTCTAAAGTTAGTAGGATGAAAATGAATCGTAACTACTTTCTTGCCAGGATTACGACAAGTATGTCCAAGTTCTCTCATATGATATGTAATCTTATTATCACAACCAGGTTTACCCATCGTATAATTCATAGCATTACATGTTGGTATTGGAGTTTTAAAAATCCAAGAGTCTTGTGATGCTGAATTATCATATGGTTCAACCTCCCAGTTCTTACCATCTGTAGTAGATATTTCCCATCGACTCAATGCATAAAATTGTTTTTCCATATTAAGACTCTTGAAGAATCGAAGAGTATCATCAAAAATAATATCTGCATTTGCAACTACACAAATTTGTTCTTTAAGATTTTCATTACAAAAATCAAAAAGATCTTTATATGATGGTCTTTCTTTTCTTACTATTCTATGAATTTTAGGAGAGTCGAAATTAAGTTCAGCATCATCTTCCATAAAAATATAAACCTTATCAATATATTCATTGGCAAGATTTTGATGGAGACAGTAAAGATACTCTCCATTTCTCATATGATTACGAGAGTTAAAATATTCAATAATTAAATTCATGATTGGTTGAAGAAGTTTTTATCAGAAATACCTTTATCATCTATATAATAATCCGCACTAGGTTTACCCAGTATAAGTTGATGATGTTTACAATCCCATTTGGATAGTTGATCTTTAGTTACATCATACCATACTCTGTAAACTTCAAACAAGTCTCCATTAAGAGTGAGCATTCCTCTAGCAGTAAAGTAAATTATGTGGTTTCCCTTATCATATAATTCATTGATTTTTTTAATCCTATCAAAATATGGAGTTGCTTTTTCATATTTACCCACTTCAGATTGGCAGATAGTACCATCAATGTCAAAGCAATATCTTTTCATACCTCAATATCATTAAAAAATTTTTCAGTAACAAACAAATAATCTGACAAAGTATTATGAATACATTTATAATTATTTTGCTCAAATAACTTATTCATAGTGTTTATTCTATCATTACTTATTTTGCCCGGAACATTTTGTTCATCAAACTCTATGCAGATTTGATCTATAAAAACATCATTATCAAATAAGTCTTTAAGAACTTCTAATGCTGCTCCTTCAATATCAAGTTTTAAGATAGATGGATACCCATCAAGAGTTTTTATTTCATCAGACAACTTTATAGTATTTACTTCAATAAAATTATTATCTGTTTCGTCATAATTTCTTTGAATGTTATTAATACTATGACTTACATAACTTTTATTAGTTGGTTGAAAGAATTTAACTTTGGTTTTTTCATTCCACAAAGCATACTCTTTATAAACAAAGTTCTCACTAGTTAAATTAGAAAGATCATATGATTCAATTGGCTGATTGCCACCAGAAACATAGTCAGTTGTAGATTCATTACCAAAATTTTCACTAACCATTTCAAAATGATTTATTGACCTTGGAGTAGGATCATACAGAACTACAGTTGCATTATATTCTGATGCAAAATCAACATCAAATGACATATCTTCACCAACACCACCACTAATAATTAAACAATTCTGAAGATCTTTATGATCAATAAAACACCAGTGCCCATACTCACTACCA